TATATAACCTTCATTACTCTTCATATCCCATAAGAAGAGTAATGAAGGTTATATAAATATCGTTGCAGTAATGCAAAAGTATTTTGACCAAGGTATATCAGGCAACTGGTCATACAATCCTACACATTTCGAAAACAATGAAGTGCCTATGAGTGTCATGTTAAAAGATTTATTAAACACTTATAAATTAGGTTGGAAAACATCTTACTATCAAAACACTTATGATTTCAAAGGCGAAGAGGAAACTGTGCAACCACAAGGCATAGACGACACTGTGCAAACTGATGCAGAACAAAAACCAAGAGAAGAATTTGCCAGTGACGCAGAGTATGAAGAATATTGTGATGCCTGTGCAATATAATGTCCGCTGTTCATCTTGAACCACTGCTTGTCGGTACCCCATTCGAAGATTGTTTTATTGTCGACTATGATGCACTGTATCATGGCAACAACAATGATCCTACTCTGCTTCTACAAAAATTAGAAGAAGCATCTAATCAAGCAGGTCCCATAATAATTGATAAAACTTCCGAGCATCTGCATGACGAACATTCTTATTGGGGAGGCGGTAGGGATAGTGATTTATCACGTGATGCATCACATATCAGTGGACTTAATAAACTGCTAGAAGAATACAAAATAAAAAATAGATGTGTGGTGTTTGATAACACATGGAACGATACGCATTGGCACACCTGGGGTATAAAACACATTGCAGGTCCTTTCTACATTTGGAACTACATTATAGAGGAAAGATTAAAAATACCGGCATGGAATCATAATCCTAGCAAACATTTTCTTTGTATGAACAATATACACAAATCACACAGACAGCAAGTGATTGAACGTTTACATCATGATAATTGCATTAGTAAAACACTGTGGAGTTATAGAAATACATGCGACAGCCAAGTGTTCACAAGTCCTACATATATTGATCAAGCCACAGGCAAATTCGATCAAACTGCTAATCTCAACGACTTGTACAGGGATTGTTTTTACACTATTGTTACAGAAACAGATTATACTGACAAAAACATAGAACACATTACAGAAAAAACTCTCATGGCAATACTGCACGGCACTGTGCCTATTATTGTAGGAGTCCCAGGTGCAATCAAATTGTGCAAAGACTTGGGATTTGACATGTATGATGGCATTATAGATAACAGTTATGATGCAGTTATAGACAACAATGAACGTTTTGAAAAGATAATGTACATGGTAGAAAACAAGTCTGCAGAAAAACATTTGGACAAACTAAGAACACTGTTACCAACTAGAGTGTTACGGAATCAATTGCTGTTAACCAATAGACAGTATTGGTTTAACCAAATAATTAATATTTTATTTGACAAATCGAAATTATTAAATTAATATAATTACTAACATGAGCAAAACAGTATTCAACCGCAACACAGTAGACTTTACAAAGCAACCACAATTTTTTGGCGAAGAACAAAATGTACAAAGATATGACACATTTAGATATCCTGAACTGGATAAACTGAATCAAAGAATGCTGGGATATTTTTGGCGTCCAGAAGAGATTTCTTTACAGAAAGATCGTGCAGACTACCAAAACTTCCGTCCTGAACAAAAACATATCTTCACTGCAAACTTAAAATATCAAACACTGTTGGATTCTGTGCAAGGTAGAGGTCCATGTTTATCATTCCTTCCGTATTGTTCTTTACCAGAACTAGAAGGTTGTATTATCACTTGGGACTTTATGGAAACCATTCATTCTCGTTCATACACGTACATTATGAAGAATGTGTATGCAGACCCATCAGAAGTGTTTGACACAATTTTAAATGATGAACAAATTGTAAAAAGAGCCATTTCAGTTACAGAAAATTATGACAGATTCTCTGAAGTAGCACAGAATTATTTTGTTAAAGGTGAAGGCAATATAGATGAAGTTAAGAAACAACTGTATCTTGCAATGGTTAATGTAAACATCTTAGAAGGATTAAGATTTTATGTTTCATTTGCTTGTACATTTGCGTTTGGTGAATTAAAACTTATGGAAGGTTCAGCAAAAATTATTTCTTTTATTGCGAGAGATGAAGCAACGCATCTTAATCTTTCGACACAGATCATAAAGAACTGGCACAACGATGATGGCGGAATGAAAAAGATTGCCGAGTCTTGCAAAGATGAAGTTGTACAAATGTATAGATTATGTGTGGAAGAAGAAAAAGCATGGGCAAAACATTTGATGAAAGAAGGCACAATCATTGGATTAAATGAAAATTTATTAGGGCAGTATGTTGAATTTGTTGCAAACAAAAGAATCAAAGCAATTGGGTTTGATCCATTGTTTGATCGTCCGGCAAACGCAAATCCTTTACCATGGACACAACATTGGTTATCATCAGCGGGACTACAGGTGGCCCCGCAGGAAACCGAAGTCGAGAGTTACATCATTGGCGGACTTAAACAAGACGTAGACAAAGATACCCTCAAAGATTTCAAACTTTAATGAGTGATATTCAAAACACCATAATCAAAATGTTATCGGATAAGTTTGACATCCCTGCAGACAAAATTAATCTTACAGATCATTTTATTGATGATTTACACGGAGACAGTTTAGACACAGTTGAAGTAGGCATAGAGGTAGAAACAAAATTTAACATTCTTATCCCTGATGATCATTTAGAAAAGATGGTAACTGTAGGAGATTTAGTAACATTTGTAGAAAAGGAAGTAAAATGATAGTAGAAACTGATTATAAAAAAGATGATGTAGTAACCATGAGAATCATAGGTGGTGAAGAAGTAATAGGCAGATTAGTCGATGCAACAGGCGATGCTTACACCATAGCAAAACCATATGCATTAGTACAAATGCAAAAAGGTCTTGGACTTGCTCCTTATGTGATGACCAGTGACCCTTCAAGTAAAATTAAAATGAGCAAAGGCAGTATAGTGTGTATAACCAAATCAAACACACAGGCCACAAATGATTATATCAAATCTACATCTGGTATTGTGCCAGCATCAGCAGGAGTGCCTGCTAACAAAGTGCCAAAATTAGACATCAAGTAGACATTTTTTCAAAAACTGTTATAATATAAAGTATTGACGTTGATGATATGGGAATAGCCTATAGGGACGTCGGGGCAGTACCGACTGGCTCCACCAACAAGATGGTGGCTTATGTAATCCCTTCCGGGGCCAAAATAGGATCGACCGTGGGTCAAAGCGTATCGGAGTTGATGGTTTGATCACCTAATGATTAATCTTAAATGCAGACGAATATGCATACGAGGAAGAGTTAGCCTTAGCGGCATAATTCTACCGGGGTTGGCAACTGACCTGGCAACAGAATAGTTGCACAGAATTAAATACTCTGTATGTATGAATATAGAGTGAATATAATAAAAGTAATTGACGGTGACACAGTAGATGTAGACATAGATCTAGGATTTGGTGTATGGTTAAAAGATGAACGTGTGAGAATTATGGGCATTGATACTCCTGAATCAAGAACTAGAGACTTGGTTGAAAAGCAATTTGGTTTAGCGGCCAAGGCAAGACTGCAAGAACTACTAGGCTTCACAGCAATACTGGCCACACAGGTATCGAAAGACGGGGAAGACATGAAAGGCAAGTTTGGAAGAATCCTTGGAGACTTCAAAACAGAAGACGGCCAGAAATGTGCAGACGTTCTAATTGAAGAAGGTCATGCTGTACTGTATACTGGTGGATCTAAAGAAGAGATTGAAGCACAACATCTAGCGAACCGCGAAAAACTAATTGAAGCAGGTACTGTAACTATATAGTTTTATGCTTAACTTATACCTAGTACAAACTAGTGACAAGCAAGGGCCTAATAGTTTTTTGCCATTGGCCATTTGTTACCAATGGATGTATGCACAAGCCGACGAACAAGTAAAACAAAACTATCATGTTGAGGATGTGCTGATTGAAAAAATTTCACCAAAAGAATATGTAAAGTCAATGCCAGTAGAGCCACATATTGTTGCGATGAGTTGTTATGTGTGGAATTGGGAATACAATCAAGAACTTGCAAAAGAGATTAAACAAACATATCCAAACTGTGACATAATTGTAGGTGGTCCCAATGTAGACAAACGCAATCCTAATTTCTTTGATGACTTTCCTATGTTTGATATTGCAGTATTAGGAGAAGGCGAACCAGCATTTCGACAGATATTAAAACAAAGACTAAAGAATAAAAACTACAAAGGTATTCCAAGTGTGTTTTCTAAGGGAGGAGATATACCTGACTTGCCAGAACGTTTTAGAGATCTAGAAGCAATACCAAGTCCTATACTGACTGGTTTTTATGATTGGATCATAGATAGAGTAGAAGCCAAACATGGCAAACAAATGTGGTGTGTCCCTTACGAAACACTTAGAGGATGTCCATATCAATGTACATTTTGTGATATCGGCGATCTCTACTGGACTAAAATTGCAAAGTTTGACATGCCGAGAATTCAAGCAGAGATTGATTGGATGGCAGACAGACAAATAGAATATGTTACTGTCTGCGATAGTAATTGGGGATTGTTGAAGCGTGACTTAGATATTACAGAATATGTTATTAAAAAGAAGAAAGAAACTGGATATCCAAATTTTTGGGACGTATCCTGGGCAAAAACAAACAGTGAAAACATATACAATATTGCAAAGATGGATAAAGAAGCAGGCACTAGGCTTTTTAAAGGTGTGACGTTTGCTATGCAAAGTTTAAATCCAGCAACTCAAAAAGCCAGTAAGCGAACTAATCTTAAAACTAACGAAGCATTAACATATATGACCAAGTACGAACAAGAGAACATTCCCACATACAGTGAACTGATATGGCCTATGCCTGATGAAACCTATGACACATTCAAACAAGGAATACAAACACTGGTCGATCTTGGGCAAAAAAGTTTCCTTATGGTAAATCCGTTGGTACTTACATTTAATGCCACTATGGGACAAAAGGATTACATTGAAGAATACGGATTGAAATGGAAAGAAGTTCCGTTAGATACTAACTTTCTTGGTCCACAAGATTTAAAAAATTACATTGTGGAAAAAACAATGGGAGTCTATGCCACGGGTACTGCTGATGAAGTCCAAACCATGAGAGGCAGGTTGTTTTCATATTTGTTTATTACCATGTACTACTTTGGATGGGCACACTATCTAATGGAGTACCTGCACAACAAGCACAACATTAAACATGTTGACTTCATTGAAAGTATGTTAGACTATATCTTTACAAAAAACTGTTTGATAGGAAACGAGATACGTGTCACTGAAAAATACATGCACGAGGTATTTCACGGAGATAGTTTCTGGGGCAGACAGGTATTAGAAAACGACATCTACTGGAAAGCCGAAAGTGCTATTAGTATAGTGTTTCATCAAAACAGAGACAAACTAAAGCATGAGATTATTGATTTTGTGTCCAACCAATATAAAATTGATGTGTCAGATGTGGTTGAATTTAATATGCACATGTGTAAAGATCCAAACATAAAGTATCCTTACAATATAAAAATTACAAAAGATACAAGTACCTACTGCCTTAACAATGATAGCACAGACTTAAAAGTTGATCATTGGGATAAAGAAGAACTTGATGAACGCCAGTTCTATCATGTAGCATATCATTACCAACGAAAAAATCGTTATTGGAAATGTACCTCTACTGCTATAGCATAGTAAACACTGTAATTCCTATTTAAATAATCCAATAAATTAGCGATAAACTACCCAGTTGACATGCCGTCGATCTGTCATATAATACTATTATGACTAGGATACTATTGGTGGTGATATCCTTCTTTGTAGGCGTTATATGGTGCAAACTTGGCCATGCTTTTGAGAAAGAGATTCTCGACCCAACAACAGAACCAGATGCAGTTTGTCTGGCACAAAACATTTATTTCGAAGCATCCGTTGAACCAACAGCAGGAAAGATAGCAGTTGGGTTGGTTGCTTTAAACAGAATGCACGATGCACGATACCCTGATACAATATGCGGAGTTGTCAAGGAAGGACCAGTAAAAGAATCGTGGAAGACCAAGCAACATGCAAATCTTTCAGATGATCAAAGAATTTATTACCCTATCAAATTTCGTTGTCAATTCACTTGGTACTGTGATGGTAAGGATGAAAAAATTAGATATCAAGACACATGGTTACAGTCACAGATAATAGCACTGCAGATTCTTGAAGGCCAATATGCTGGGATGGTTGAAGGTGCAACACATTATCATGCAAATTGGGTAGATCCTGCGTGGAGACATGAATTATCATACATAGGACAGATAGGAGATCACTTATTTTACAGATGGGAAAAATAATAGTTTTATTTGCGACTCTTTTACTAGGAGCATGTAGTCATTCCGCTATGTATTCTATTACAGGACACAGTCAGCAATCAGATCTTATAGAATCTGCATTTCAACAAGCGTTAGAACACAATCCAGATGGCGTTATAGCATATTGGGTGGATAACAAATCAGGCAAATCAGGCTCAGTAAAGCCACTCTATGCATCATATGATTTTGCAGGTCCTTGTAGACACTTTGAATTAGCATATTTTTACCCCGATAAGACTGTTTCATATCACTACGGACAGGCCTGTAGACGCAATCAGATTTGGCGAATGCACTAAATAAATAAAACGAAGGAAACACAAAGACAATGCCAAGTTATTTTTCAGTTAAGGGTGATACAAGAAAGCCAGCATATTTCAGAGTAAGTATAGATATGAGTGCATTTGACGATGCTCAAAGCAACGACAATGTGACCAGTGGAGCAGTAACACCAACTGGTAACTTTCCTACTTCGGATAGACCATACATCACAAACCTATCAACTCTAGCAACAAGCACAACTAGAGCAACCACACAAGGTGCCGCAGACGCAAGAGAACGTGGATTGATGAGATTTGAAAAAATGGTTCAAAACTTACAGACTGACACACTAGTGGACATACTAGACATAGAGATTTTAGAAGCAAACGGTGATGCACAAGCGACATTACTTGAATTTTCGATCAGTGTTGAATCACCTGATCATATCAACACAACAACCACTGATGGAATACCAGATGGTTCTACAAGAGCACTTGCAGGAAATGTTGATACAGCAGGCACAAACACTCAAGCAAACAGATTCAGAGCATTGATTGCCAGTGGCATTAACGGTGGCACAACCAGTGTTGACTTTTCAAGCACAACCACATACAAAGAACTTAGAACTCGTTATCTTCCTTTAACAGGCGGAACAGAGATGTCAGAAATTGAAGTTGGCAATCCAACAGCATACGGTGAAATATTTGATGCTATTGTTGTTAACCAACTAACTGGCACACTTGCAATTAGTGGTGGTGATGACTCGACGCAAATTCTAAAAACTAGCCAAAACTAATTGAAGTCTAGTCTTATATAGACCAGTCTTTATTCACTTAAATATTAAACAATGTTCTTAATAGCACTAGCATTTATCTGTGCTCTATCCATATCCGGTGTAGCAATCTACTATTCTGTGATTGGTTTAGCGGCAATCTTCGCGGCAGCCAAAGTGCCTATTTACATCATGGGTGGTGTGCTTGAAGTAGCAAAATTGGTCACTGCTTCCTGGCTCTATCAAAATTGGAAGAACATTCCTTTCTTAATCAAAACGTATTTGACCACTGCGGTTTTTGTATTAATGATTATTACATCATTAGGGATATTTGGATTTTTGTCCAAAGCACATATCGAGCAGGCCACACCCGCGGCAAACATTGTTGCAGAAATATCCAACTTCGAAGAACGAATTCTTAGAGAAGAAAACAAGATAATAAATCTGACTGCAAAGATAGACAGACTGAACAGTGGCGAAACAGTTGGTGCAGATGATCAACTCCTTAGAGAACAACAGATTATTGACAATGCACAAGACAAGATTGCCAGCAGTGTTGAGTTGATCCAAACACAGATTACAAATGCCCAACAACAGATCAATGACATACAAACAGATGCAGACAAAAAGATTGCACTGATCAAAGCAGATGTACCAGCCAAAGTAGAAGCAGAGCAAAACAAATTAAAACAGTTAGATGATGCTGTGAGTGCTATTCTTAATTCCAACAAAGCATTCTTTAACGAAGAGAAAGCGGCCTCAGAACTAAGAGCGACACAAAAACCTGAACGTGATGCAATTGCTGAAAATATAAACAAAATACAAAGCACAGCAGACAAGGAAGTCAAAGACATACAAACTGCTACAAACAAACAAATAGGCCCTTTACGTGCAAAAATAGACGGGTTTAATGCTGAAATAAGCGCCTTACAGGCCTCTGTTGAACAAGAAGTAGCACAAGCAAAGCAGAGAATAAACAAGATTAATCAAAAAGCAATTGACCAAGGTGAAGACTCTGCAGAACTTGTAACACAATATGAGTTGGACATAAACACAGCCTATGACACCATAGATCAATACAATGGTGATAAGTTTGTGCTTGAATCACAGATTAGAGAACTGTCTGCAGAAGTTGGCCCAATCAAATACATCGCACAATTTTTTGACAGAGACGGTGATGTGGACTTAGAAAGAGCAGTCACTTGGTTGATAGTGATCATAATGTTTGTGTTTGATCCATTAGCAGTGCTTCTGTTAATTGCAGTGAACATGAGTTTAAAAGCAAGATACGGTTGGTCCTTTGAAGGCGAAGCACCTGAGTCAGCAGGATCACGTGGTAATGTCAAACAAAAGATTGTAGAAAAAATTGTACGAGTTGAAGCAGATGTTGATGTGTCTACACCTCCTGCAATTACTAAATTAGAAAAGAAAGTAGAAAAAAAATTGTATAGAGGAGACAAATAATGGCAAACGAAAAACAAGAAACAATAGATTCGCTCTGGGCCAAATACAGAAACAATCTAGAAATGTTAGACAGTGCTTTAGACAGTATTGATGGATTAACAGCAGAACTTAAGACTGCTCAAGATGATGCAGAAGCAATGACTAGACTGTCAAAGGAATTGCAGACAGAAGTTAAAACTTTAAAGTCTGAACTTGGGCAAAAACCAAAAGAAGTTGAAGTAATCAAAGAAGTAGAAAGAGAAGTTGAGAAGATTGTAGAAGTAGAAGCAAAAATTGATCTGTCTACTCCTACTGCTGTGGCCGATCTTGAAGCCAAACTTGCAAAAAAATTGAACAAGGATGTCGGATAATATCAAAAAAGAATTAGATACTTTGTGGATCAAGTATCAAAAAACTTTGGAGATGTTGGATCAAACTCTGGATGAACTGGATAAAAAACCAAAAGAAGTTGAAATACCAATTACTGAATATGTTGAAGTACCTAAAATTGTAGAAGTAGAAGTTGTCAAAGACATTGCACAAGAAACAAAAGATGCCTACGAAAGACAAATTGCTGATCTTCAAGCACAACTGAATACAAAAAATTTGCCACAACCTGGCACAGACTATTGGGGCAGACCAAAAAATCCTAATCCTTCGAAGAAACTTATATCTGATGAAGCCGCAGAATCTTTAGCAAGTCAAAAATATCAAAAAATCGTAAATCTTGTACGTGAAGGCATGTTAGACATAAACACACTTACAGTGGCAGAACAAGAGATAGTAAAAAAACTTTTAGATGAATAATAAAATTACTTTTTGCACATACCCAGACACAGTCATAGGTGAACCAGTGTATGCAATTAAGAACTACTCCAACGAGACTATAAAAAATTTATTAACTGATCTCGAACACAACACCGTATTTTATTTGATAGAACAAACAAATCCAAATGAATGGTTGAAAAAAGTTTTAGATCAAGTTACAATTATATTCGACTGTAATAAAATATCTTACAAACAAATTATACAAACATGCCAAAAAAAATAGAACAATGCTCCTTTTGTAATAAAACAAAAGAAGAAGTAAACAAACTTATTGCTTCTGAAACTTCTGCAATATGTGACGAATGTGTCACTAAATGTGGATTAATTCTCGATGATGATACTGGAGATATAAAAGGCGATAAAATTAATGATGTTGACCCACACGAAATTAAAGAATTCTTAGATCACAATGTTATTGGACAATATGATGCCAAATTACAAATCGCTGTCTCAGTGTTTCTACATTACAAAAGACTACAACATCCTGACATCCTAGAAAAATCCAACGTGTGTATGATAGGCCCAACTGGCTCAGGCAAAACCCTACTTGCTAAGTCTATAGCAAACTATCTTGATGTGCCTTTCTATATTGCTGATGCAACCACACTAACAGAATCAGGTTATGTAGGAGATGATGTTGAAACGGTTATTGCAAGTCTAGTTGAACACTCAGGTGGAGACATTGCTCGTGCAGAACGAGGCATTGTATTTTTAGATGAAATTGATAAGATTGCCCGAAAATCAGAGAATGTTTCTATTACAAGAGACGTGTCAGGTGAAGGTGTGCAACAAGCATTACTTAAAGTTATAGAAGGTACAAAATTAAAAATACAGATGAAACGCAATAGAAAACACCCACAAGGAGAGTCTATTGAGGTAGATACTTCCAACATTTTGTTTATATGTTCTGGGGCATTTGTAGGGTTGGACCAAATCAAAAAAACCGATCACGGACTAGGGTTTATGCAAGAAGCCAAAAAGGAAACAAATCATAATGCAACAAAAGAAGATCATTTGATAAAATATGGACTCATACCAGAGTTTGTTGGCAGAATTGGGAATATTGTAGAACTAAAAAAACTTACAGTAGAAGAATTGTGTAAAATTATTACAGAATCAAAAATATCTCCTTTTTTACAATACCAAAATATAATGGCAACAGAAGACATAGAATGTAGTATAGATATGGACGCTGTCATATCAATTGCATCCAAGTGTCATAAATCCGACATAGGTGCTAGAGGCATAAAAAATTACTTTGACCAAATTTTACGCCAATCAATATATGACATCAAACATCTCAAGTCTAAAAATCTTAGTAAAATACACATTAATAGCACAGTGGTAGACAAAATGACAGATCCCATATATACTTTTGCTAATGTTTAAGAAACCATACAGAGAACGTCAAACCTCACGTCACATAGAAGTAGAAGTTAAAGGTGATGTGATGAAAGCATGGCGAAAAATGAAAAAGAAGATGATGACTGCAAGAACATTAGAAGAAGTTAAAGAACGTAGATATTTTCAAAAACCAAGTATTGTTAAAAGAGAATACGAAAAACGTCTAAAAAGACAAGCGGCTAAGAACAAACGCCTGCAAGAAGAAAAATTTTAATCTCCCTCTTGACATTGTAAAAAGACACACTATATTAAATACTGTAGTAGGGTGCTTGATAGGCCTTACACATTAGTCGCTATAAGGAGGACAATACAATGACAAACAACCTATCACTTTTCAATAAACTAAGACCATTTTCAATTGGTTTTGACAATGCTTTTGACACTTGGGATCGATTCTTAACAGATGATTTCAACCTAAGACCAGCCATGACTGCAAGTTATCCGGCATATGATATCATTAAGAAGAATGATCATCAATTTCAGATACAGATTGCATTGGCAGGATTCAGCAAAGAAGACATCGAAGTTGAGTCAAAAGAAAATGAATTAACCATACGTTCTAACATGACAGACGAAAACGATAAGAACGACAATGATGGTGTAATTCACAGAGGCATTGCTAAGAGACATTTCATAAGAACATTCACTCTAGCAGATGACACTTATATCAAAGGAGCCGAACTGAAAGACGGACTGCTTCAAATTGATATCGAAAGAGTCATACCAGAAGAGAAAAAAGCCAAACTGATAAAGATCAAATAACAACACTGGGGGAGTTTCGGCTCCCCCTAATTAACTTGACATAAAAAGTAGAGAGTTTATAATTTAAATACAATGATGGAACAAGGCAATATACAAGTAGAAGAAAAGGTTATTCAAATAATGAAAGAACCAGGCAAGTATGCAGTGGTTTATTTGAATGACGAACAGACTCCTATAGAGTTTGTTATTAGTTCTTTGATTAAACATTTCCAATACACGTCAGAACTAGCAATTAAAATGACTAATACCATTCATGAAGATGGAAAAGGTGTGGTTGCACTGTATAATTTTGAAATTGCAGAACAAAAAGCCACAGAAGTCAAAGTAGATGCTGTACAAAATGGACATCCTTTGGACATCAAAGTTGAGTTAGCCTAACAGGGGTTGACTTATTCACAACAAGAACATATAATAACTTTAACTAACAACTTACATTTTAGAAGGGTAACAAACAAAATGGCAAGAACTAAGCAATATGTGGTATACACAAGAGAATTTACAAAAGGTAAAGTAAATTCAAAAGTTGGCGTTTTCATCGAAGAAGCCAAGAACGCAATGGACAAGAGCGGTAACATCAGCGGTGGTGTTCTTAAGTTTAGAAACTTAAAAATGACCCGTCCAACTCCTACAAAGAAGTTAATCGACAAAGGTTATGACTTCTCAGTAAGAGTATTAACAAAGACTGATTTAGAGTCAGCAAAAACTTTAAGAAACGCGACAGTAAATCTACTTGCATCAGCAGGTAAAACTGTTATCAACTACGCGGCATAGTTTACAAGGCAATTGTAATGTAAAAGGGGGGATTTTTATTCCCCCTTTTTTTATGGCTACTTGGTGGTGGCAATAAACACACCCGACCAATCTTTTGGCAAGTTTTGTGTATTCATATACTCACAACGTTCAATCCACATGTCGTAATATCGGTCCATCTGTCCATCGAACTTGCCATGCAGTTGTTTGCATAATTTTATAGCATGTGTGAATTTTTGAGACTTGTACAGTGTGTGCATTTTGTCATGTGTGGGTTTATCTTTTGGATAGGCTGTGTGTAATACTGTGTAAATTTCAAGACCCACAGTCTTTCCTTTTACTGCAAGATCATCCAGTTTGAGATAAAAGAATTCATCTGCTGTTTGGCGCACAGTTTCAGGACCTACAATTAACAGCACACCATATGCTTTACAAGAACTTTCTAATCTTGCTGTGGTTGATACAGCATCTCCCAGCACATCATATGAATGTCTTTGTGTTGATCCCATTTCGCCAATGTATCCAAGTCCAGTGTTGATGCCAGCACCCATGCCCACAGCAGGTCTACCTTCTGCTGTGATTTTTTTATTAAACTTTTCCACAGCCTTTAACATATTGAGTCCAGTCTGTACTGCTGTGCGTGGATGATTTGGATCATCGATAGGAGCATTGTGAATGTGCATACTTGCATCTCCAATGTACTTGATAATCATACCATCAGCATCTAGCACTGGTTGACTTATTGCATCCATGTAACCATTCATAACTTCTGTAAGTCCTTTGACATCATCGCCAAATGATTCTCCCAGTGGAGTAAATCCACGTAGGTCTGAGAAACATATCGAAACTTCTTTCTTGATGCCTTCTTTTATCAGTGCAGGATTTTCTTGCAACATCTTTACCACAGTTGGAGAAGCATAACCTCCAAACTGTTTTTTTATCTGTTGTTTCTGCACAAATTCGCTGACAAATCGATTGAACACAGCATGTAGTCCAACCAGCAACACAGTGGCCAAAGGCCAAGAAAAGTCAAACAGCATGAGGTAATTGGAATAAAGATACACAGCACCAAACACTGTGCCTATACCGAACACTAGTATTGTGCCTGCAACAATAATATAATGTACAAATCTAGATGCTATGATAAGCAGTAACCCTACAAGCAACAGATATGCCAGTTCATACATGTCTGCAAGATCAGTTCTTTGAATATTTTCACCATTAATAATTGTCTGCAATGACACAGCAATGGGTGTGTGAGCATACTGTGTGCCTGTTGGAGATGCAATGGTGTTTGCCAATCCTTCTGCTGTTAAACCTATTACCACTGTTTTACCTGCCACAACACTGAGATCATCTGCTGAACTCACTGTGGGAAATTGTTTGTTCCATCTTAACCAAATTCGTGCATGTTGATCTGTGTATATGGTGTCATACCCTGGTACTCTCACAGCAATTACTCCACCTGCCCCTGCTTTAATTTGATAGGACGGATCACCCACAGCAACTCTTATCATTTCAATTGCCATGGCCGGATATGTTTCTTCACCCACAGTCATAATCAATGGCACTCGTCTAGTAACTCCATCAATCTCAGGAGCAATGTTTAAAACTCCTACACCATCTGCATTAAGTCCTAACAGTTCAATAGGGCCTAACATGCCAGGCCATTGAAACAACCATGGCAAAGGATCACCTATTTTTGCCACACCACGTGGCACTGCATTTTTATTTGTCTGTGTTGTGCCCACTTGTCCTATCACTACACCATTGCCCACCAATGCTTGAGCCAGTGCCATGTCTTGTCCTGCTCTGTCATCTTCTGAAAACAATATAGGCAGTAAGATTATACCAGCGCCTTGTTCTCTGAGTTGCCAGATCAAATCTCCTATCTTGTCACGAGACCATGGCCATTGACCATTCATCTCTATAGACTTTTCGTCCAGTTCTACTATAATGATATCTTCACTTACAGTGATTGGGTCTGTGCTTTGCAGATAATCAAATGACTTCAAACGCAGTGTCTCCGTCAAACCACCATCCTGTACACGTAAAAAAACAAGCAAAGAAAGGGTGATTGTGGCAGTGAGCCAGTGGGTTAAGTATTTCATACTATTAATTACCTTGTGAGGTAGACAGTGTGCAACCTGCCTGTGCACCACAGGTCATATCTATAAAATAATCTTGGTCAGTTGACCCTTGCTGTAACAAATCAAAGTCAGTAGAATAACCATCTAACTGAACACGAGCCGCATGGTCACCTGAACCTGTCTGTGATATATCAACATCATGAGCATAACTGCCAGTATCTAAACTTATATCTAAATAGTGTTCGCCTGTTCCAGATTGATTTACATCTACAGTATTATTATCATTGTCAACGTCTAGAAATAAAAACTTGTCCCCATCGTTCAGTTGTTGCATTGTGATCACATTAGATGATGAATCCAAATCTAAACTCATAAAATGTTCTGAAGATGTAGTGCCATCATTTCTTTGTTGTAAAGTCAATGTATTAGTAGAGCCGTCAACATCAATCCACATTCTATGGTCGCCTGTATCTGTACTATAATCTCCTTGTGAAATATTAAGTGTGTTTGTACTGCCTGTGATGTCTAATGCAATACCATTGTTGCCACTATTACCACTTGTTGTTATGTTGCCTTGGTCTATATTAACAGTATTGTTATTTCCTGTAACAGTAGCATCACTAGACCAATCTGTGCCTATAATAAAATTGTCTTCACCTGACTGTTCAATGTTAATAGTATTGTTATCACCATCTACATTTAGTTTGACACCATTACCTGTTGCTGATTTGGCAGTGTTAATAATTGTTGTTTGGCCTGATGTGGGTGTTATGTTTACTGAAACTGATGTACTAAAATGGCTGTTGTTCATATCCAACCAACCACTTGTAGTGTTAAGAGCATTATTGCCATCAATTCTATAATGAAGATCCATGTTAGCAGAACCACCCCACTCATACCAGTTAATTTGTATTGGATACCATTGACCACCCACACCTGAAAATGAACCACTAGAGTTCCAATATGTTGGACCTTGTTGTGCCCAGTCAGATACTACAGATGTATTATTAATATTTACAATAAGACCATCATCATTACGACCAGCAAAATGTACTGTTGATGTTTGACCAGTTGTTCCTGGATGTTGCCAATATCCTGTAATGACAACCATTCTTTGTTCTGAGCCATAATTGGTGTTCCCTCCAAAATTTATTTGACCACTATTCCAGTTATAATTTAAACTGCTAAGAGTACCAGTTCCTTGAGACACACCAACACCTGTTGGACTTGAATTATTACAAGTAGAAAGATATGAATAGTTATTATAACAAGGTGCTTCTAACATAGGAGCATAAGTTGTGATAGCAAACACTTCATAATTAAGACTACCACCCCATGCTTTAGATTGAAATAATAAAATTAAAACAAGAATGCTACTGAGTTTGACGAATAGTGATTTCATTTTCCTGTCCTCCTATGTTGTAATCAATTATTTCATAATCTTGCTGGATTACATTTAATATGTACGTGTTTTCTTTGTCCAGTCTTAATTCAATAAAGTTACCTGCCGCATCTTCTCTACTCCACACCCACTGCGGATCTTCATCTAAAAAGATAATGCCTGTGATAGGGTCCTTACCAAATTTGCCTGTGGTGCCTTTTTTGTCAAATTCGGATCTCATCTGTTTGGCCAGTTCTTTATTAATTTGATCTAGGATATCAACTAAAAAATTTTGTTCTAAATAATCAATGTCTAATCCTGTGGCCCAATTTTCTGTTTCTTCTTCTAGATAATCAATTTCTAAATCATCAAATTGAAGAAAGTCTATGTCAAGTGCATTGGCCACAGCATTATATGCTTCATTGCTCTGTTGCTGTGCTATTTCTTTAGGCTTACTGATAATGAGTAGGTTGTTAATCATTTCTTCATCTAGATTCAATATGACTGGCTTCATTGGTGTGCTTGATATTGTATCAACCACTGTGGCCTGGAACGCTTGATTTAAAATTACCTGTCCAGCATCTGATTCAACTGATATTTCTCCAACATAGCATTGTCCATTGGTGTTGCAACTGGGCAAAAGTATTATGGTGGAAGATCCTATTTCGTCAATGGTCATGGTGAAATCAGTGCCACGCACACCAACCACTGCGGTGGGTGTTTTAATAATCACATTTTGTTTTGAGTTTTTTGCTATCTGCCCAGATGCATATCGCACAGTGCCCAATGATGCTTTGAGTGATAGTTTACCAGTCTTTGCATCTGGATCATACACAAATTCATCGATGATCAATTTGGAATGCTGTGTGACATCCACTCTGGTTTCATCTATAAATTCTACAGCAGTTTTGCCCTTGCCAGTTTTTATTGTGTCATATGAAAATATTTGCAGGTCCACTTCGGTGGTTGCTTGTTCGCCATCTGTTCTTTCCACAGCACCTGATCCTTCATGCAAGATCACACTGCCTATGTTGGCAGATGCAGTTGATGTCAGTACCAAACTGCACAGTAAAACAAAAATGAAAGGCATTAGTCTGTTTGACTGATGTCTATGTCTGCATTGTCACCTGATGTGGTTAATGAAATATAGTTGTCGTTAACACCACTCTGCACTATGTCGACGTCAGCAATGCTACCTGTGTGTGAATGTATAAGTGTGTGTCCAATAGAATCACCGTTGCCATCCATATCAATCAAATAGTTGTTAGTGTCACCATTAACACTTAAAGTTAAAATTGCAGAAGTACCATCAACAGTTGCGGCAATAGTGTTTGAGTCTGAACCTGAAGCACCTGTAATGTTCACAGTAGAGCCAGATGCATCTGCTGTTTCACCTATGTCAAGATCAATGTCGGATGAACTGCCTGTCCATGTGATGTTGGCAGTGACGTTGGCACAAGAACTGTTTGTTCCACCACTGTCACAATTGAAATCGATGTTGTTGGAGTTGCCTGTGGTGTTCCAAGTACCTGTATAGTTGGCACCATTGATATCAAAAGTAATCACGTTGGCACCTCCCACCTGATCAATGTCCAAGTTTGTGGTAGCACCAATAACACTCGAGGCTGTGGTGCTGTTACCTATGGTGTTGTTTGCTCCGTCTTGAGTAATATCCAAGTCAAGTGTTGCACCAGACTGTGTTACGTATATGTCATTAGCATATGCACTCATGCAAAAAACCGTAGCGAAAAATGTTATAAAACTTTTAGTCATTTAAATCCCTCAATAATATTTAATATTCCAATGGCCATGTTTATCACCCAGTTTTAAAATTTCCAGCACACAGTATTCTATAGCACTTCTTACTGCATAGTTGACTGGCTCATTTGTGGC